AGTTAAAAGTGAAGTAAAGAAAGAACAATTAGCAACAAGGCTAGAGAAACTTCTTAAAGCATTTAAAGGTGGTCGTTTTACCGATGAAACCTTTGCTTTAATGGAGATAGAAATAAAAAGGATTCAATCTGAATTATTAGAAATTGAAATCGTGAAAGAAATCACTGCGACCGCAGAAGCACCGCAGCCGACAAACGAAGATGTGAAAAATGATGAAGAAGAAAAAGTCCTTAAAGCAATAGCACAATTTAATAACTTATTTAAAAAGTAAAAATGGAAAATTTAATTAATGAAATGGCAGAGAATGTAAAAGGAATCAAATCCGACATCGCTGCTCAAATTGATTCAGTAAAAGCTGAAATCAGTGTTGTAAAAGATGAAATGCAAAAGCAAATTGACGCACAATTAGTTGCTCAAAAGAAAGCTGCAAAGCGTGAAGTTAAGTTTATGGATGAAGTGATTATGGAAAAACTTGACGGCAAAATGGATTTAATGGAAAAAGAAATGAAGTCTGGCGGTAAATTCCGTTTAGATTTATCCGATGTTAAGACTATGACTTTGTCAGGTTCTTTAACAGGAGATGCTCAAGCTAGTTACGCACCTAATGCTGCTATCTTACCAAGCCAAGCGGTTAACTTCCGTGATTTAATTCCAACTGTACGTAGTGCAAGTGGTTTATATGTTTTCTACAAGGAAACTGCAACAACTAACAACATCGCTGCTCAAACTGAAGGTTCTGATAAAGGACAAAACAGCTACGCATTAAGCGAAGTTAAAGTTGTAAACGATTACATCGCTGGTTTCTCTACTTTCTCAAAGCAAATGGCAAAATCTTTACCATTCTTAAGTACAACTTTACCAAGAATGTTGACTAGAGATTTCTACAAAGCAGAGAACAGTGCTTTCTATACAACAGTATCTACTGCTGCAACTGGTTCTACAACAACTGCCGAAACAATTGACTTAAAACAATTAGTTGATTATATCGGAAACCAAAAGAGTGCTAACTATGTTGCTTCTTTTGCAGTTGTAAGTCCTACTCAAATGGGTCGTTTATTAAAAGAAACAATCAGCAATGGTTACTATGCTGGTTCAGGTTCTGTTATCGTAAATCCTAATGGTGGTATCACTATTTGGGGTGTACCTGTAATCGCTGCTTCTTGGGTAGCTGATGACAAGGTATTAATCTTGGATAACAACTATTGTGAGCGTGTTGAAGTTGAAGGTTTAGCTATTGAGTTCTCTTATGAGAATGCAAGTAACTTCCAACAAAATATGGTTACTGCACGTATTGAGTGCTACGAAGATGTTAACTTAATGCAAACTGCTTCAGCTATTTTTGCTGATTTAGGCAACGTTGCTTAATTGAATATTTAGCATAAAAAAAGAACCCTTACTTCGGTAGGGGTTTTTTTATTAAAATAAACGTAAATTTGTAAAAAAGATATATGGCATATTCTAATTTTATCATAGATTTTACTTTAACTGATACTGCTCCTGTAACCGAACCAGTTACTCTTGCAGAGGCAAAATTATATTGCCGTGTTACTAATACGGCTGATGATGCTCAAATTGAAACAATGATAACCCAAGCAAGGGAAGCCATTGAAAAAGCAACAGGATTGTCATTAATACCAAAAACTGCAATAGTTTGGTTTACTAATTACGATGGTAATTTTTATCTTCCATTCGGACCAATAAACTCATTTACATCATTAATAGATAATAACGGAGATACAGTTGTTGCTGCTGATTATTCTTTGGTGGGTGGTAAGTTTCCACAAATGCAATTTCCTTTATGGCATAACCTAAAAGCGACATACACTTGCGGTTATACAACCATTCCAAAGGATTTAAAAATAGCAATATTAGACCAAGTGAGTTACGATTACGAGAATAGAGGTCTAGATTCAGATAACGGAATTTGTGAAAAATCTTGGAAAGCCTGTCAAAGGTGGACAAGAATAAGTCCAATACTATGAAAATAGGAAGTAAAAAAGGTCTTTATGTAGATGCCAACACAATGTATTCAGAAGTTGGTTTATATGCTCCCACAAGCGTTTCTGATGGGCAAGGTGGTTATACGACTACGTTTGTCTTGCAAGGAGTTGTATTTGGAGACTTTAGACCACAAGCACAATCAAGAGCATTACAAGAAGCACAATTGACATTTACAAGGTCAGCAAAGTTGTTTATTCGTTATGATGTAAACATAACTGATACATATCAATTAGAAGTGGAAGGGGAACGATATACCATTCATTCTATTAAGGATGTTGAAAATCAGTTTAGATTTTATGAAATTGAAATGTATTACTAATGGCATTTGTAGTAAACTTAAATGGTTTAAAGGAAGTTCAAAGTTTATTAAAGAACTTGGATAACACTTTAAAGGTGGAAGTTTCAAATGAAATTAACGCATCTTCATTAAAAATATTAACGGATGCCAAAAGAAATGCACCTGTAAACTTTGGACAATTAAGAAACTCAATTGCATTAATAAAAGATAGCGAATTGACATATAGTGTTGAAGCAAGAGCATCTTACGCACCATTTATGGAATTTGGCACTGGACCACAAGCAAATGTTCCAGCTACATTTCCTGAATTTCAAGGCAAATACAAAGGTGGTGGCAAGTTTGCGGATATGGTTTTAGCATTAACTTTGTGGGTGCAAAGAAAAGGAATTGGTAATGGTAAAAATGACAAAAGCATAGCTTATTTAATTGCAAGAAGCATATTAAGAAAAGGACTTGCTCCACGACCATTTTTAGGACCAGCTTTTGATGCAGAGAAACCAAAACTTATTAAACGATTAAAAGATTTGTTAAATGCTTAACCCTAATATAGAAATAAAGAAATGGTTTTATACCCATTTAGGAACTGCAACAAGCCTACCAATTTATGATGGGTTAGCGCCTGATAATGCTCCTAATGAGTATATTGTAATGACAGGAAGAACATCGGCACAAGAGCAAGGTAAAGCAGGTTATACAAATTCAGTTACTATCGTAGTTGACATTGTTACAAAAAGTGCTAACTTTGGCTATAAACGTGCTGAAACAATTAGCGATTTGGTATTAACCGAAATAAATTCAGATACGGACATAACTTTAAGTAATGGATTTTATTCATCCACTTTAGTTGTAGAAAGTATCAATAATTTAGATGGTTTAAACCCTTTAGATAATGTTTTTAGAACGATAATAACTTATAAAATAATAATAACTCAAAATTAAATAAAATGGCAGAAACTAAAGTAAGCGGTCGTGATTATATCCTTCTTGCTGACATAGATGGCGATGCAACTTTTAAACCAGTTGCTTGTCTTACAACTAACTCATTTACATCAACAAATGACACGATTGATGCAACTTCAAAGTGTGGTAACTCTTACACTCCAAGTCCTGTATTTAGTCAGTCTTTTGATTGCGAAGGTTTTGCAATTGATGAAACAGGAACTCCTAGCAAGGATTCTTACCAACAATTGTATGCTGCTCACGCTGCTAAAACTTCATTCAATATGAAGATGGGTAAAGCAACACCTACAAGTGGAGACATCACTTATTCAGGTCAAGTATTTATTAGCGATTTTAGTGTGAAAGCAGATGATGCCGATGATGTTAAATTTACTGCAACTTTTGTAGTAACAACACCACCATTAACACAAACTGAAACCGCATAATAAAACAACTAAACTATGTTTGAATTAAGACTGAACAACAACAACACAATCCCTTTAAAATGGGGAACGTGGGCAATGAAACGTTTTTGCGAATTAGAGAAAAAAACTCTAATGGAATTAATTAACGTTTTATCAAGTGGCTCTTACGACTTGGACACTATTGTACATATTGTAATGGCTGCTGCCGAAAGTGGTTATAAAAGCCTTCAAAAGCCGATTGAATTTAGTGAGTATGAGGTTTGCGAATGGATTGATGAAGTTGGTGGTTTGACTGCAAAGGATGGGCAATTAGTTGAATTTATGAAGTATATGCAAGATTCAATGACACCTGACCTTAAAAAGGATAACAAAAAAGAGGCAAAAAAAAAATAGGATTTTATAGCTGGGATTCAATAATTATTCTCGCACTAGAGGTTGGCTTGACAATTAACGAGTTTTGGCAACTATCTTGGCGAGAATTTTTATTATATAGAATGGCATACGAGAATAGGGAAATTAAAGAGTGGGAACGAACAAGGACTTTAGCTTATATGATGTACCGAGCAAACACTACGGACAAAGCACCAAAAAGCATTAAAGCCTTTTTCCCACTTCCAAGTGATGAGGTTGAAGATGAATCGCCAAAACTAACGGATGACCAATTTAAAAGGACATTAAAGTTGTACGGAGTAAATTAAAAAAATGGCACAAGAAACTCTTAAAATTACGATTACGGCAGATAATAAAGATGCCGTTAATAATATACAACAAACGATTACTGCGACTAACAATTTAGGTAATGCGTTTAAACAATTACCAAACACAAGTGATAGAGCAACAAATGCTTTAACTAACTTGTCAAGAGTTGCACAAGATGCTCCTTACGGATTTATAGGTATTGCAAATAACTTAAACCCTTTATT